CGTTTACCAGCATCAGTATTTACCAATACTGCCGATCCTTCTGTCCACATAATATTTCCTCCTTCGTGAAATAAAAAAACCGCATCCACGAAGGATAGCGGTTCAACATTGTCTCATTCTATTGTAATTCATTCAAAAACAAGACACAACTGAAAATGTTTGCACATTTTGAAATTATACCGTGATCCGGTGTTCCGTTTTCCCAATTACGCAGTAATGCCAATAATACGAAAACCAGTTATCGCCAAACGCAGCATCCAGGTCTTTATTCATCTTCCGGTACACAATCGGATTGAACTTATTACTTCCCTGTCTGCATTCGCTCATTCCAAACAAGCAGAAATGCTCAAATAGTTGTTCCTTCTTCAGTATCGCTAAATCAGCATACTTGCTTGCGTAATATTCAACATCAAACACAGGTGAGTAGTCCACACCCTGATAAACATAGGCCGTCTTATCTTTCGTAACACCTAATGCTTTATTCACTTCATCCGCAATCCAAGGTTGCAGACTATACAGATAATCGCCAGGGCAAGCCTTATTAGCAAAGTCACGATGGACGGTCATATTACAGCCGTTCTTATGGTTCACACGGTCAGCCGCATTCCCAGACCAGACCAGCTTCTTGATCCCATTCCTTTTACATACATCCGTAAGCAGTCTGACAAGAGCGTACAACGCATGGTCAGATACGTGCCACTGCGGAGCGCCGCCATCATTCGCAACTTCCACCGTAATCGCTCTGTTATCGTTCGCCTTATTGCTTGAACAGTAAGACCGGTACTCTTCCGGCACGTAGCATCCAATCTCTCCGGAAGACGCAATCCCATAGTTTGAAGACGCATTACGGCTTTTCTGCGCAAAGAGTTTTCCGCACGCGCGTACCGTGGCATTCGCCGCCATACAATGTACGGTAATCGTGTCAATCTTCGCCGTCCGTAGCGCCTTGTTCGGGCTTATGATCGTTTGTGTCGCCAATGGTGAGATTATCAATTTCTTCCACCTCGTCAACTACCGGTATAGGGTTTTGATTTTCCGACAACATTCTATTCATAATATCATTGTACCCAAACTTGTTTCTTAAACACAACTGAAAATCTTTGCAAAATTTGATAACTTACCACTTGCTGCCGTACTTCTTCTCGAAAACGTCAATCGCATTCTTGATCCGGTATTTCATACAGTTATACGATACCAGGTACTTGTCGGCCATCGTTCCGATCCCTACCTGCTGCACAAAATGTTCTTTCAACACGTTATACGTTGCTTCATCGTGTATGCCGTCTATCTGCCGTATGATCGTATATTTCAGTTCCGTCATTTGCACCGCAATCTGGCTTGCTTCACGCTCATAATCGACCGCTTTCGCCACCGCATCGGCCATTGCGTCCTGCTTCGGTGACGACTGCACATTGACTTCCGGAATATTGATTGAGTTATTCATAGCGATCTCGCGCCACTCTATACTTTCCCGCAGCTTATCCTGTATTCTGCGGTCTATGTTCTTCAACTGATACAGATATTCTTTCGTGGTCATAGTCACCCCTCCACTACATCTACTCTTGTAATACTGTGAATAGCGAACGATGATCTTACTTCTACAGGTTCTATACCACCATTATCTGCCAGCCATTTGATATGTACCATTGTGTCGGTGAAAATAACTTCGGTTACATTTACAAAATTGATAAAATCTTTATGTGCATATACTGTTACACGTTTCATAATTCACCTCCTATATGATACTGCGCCTTATTACGGCTTTCCGTTGTTCCTTCTTCTCAAACATCATTGCAAGCTGCGTGATCGCATCGGCGCTATCATCGTGGATATTGCGGCCTTCTGCAGAAAACATCGTCATTTCATCTATCGCTTTCCGATACTGCTCCGAAGCCACGTACACAAAATTGTTTTCATCCGTCCACTTCTTCATACTCAAGAACTGAAAATTCCGTTTTATGAAGTCCGAATATCCGCTGATCTTGTCTTCTTTCGACATTTTGACCGGCGCATTTTCAAGCTCTATCTTACAGTGCCGTATCTTCCTTGCGTCTAATTCTTCCTGTAGCTGTTTGGCAAATAAGTCACCACCCCTATTTTTCTCGATTTTCAGTTCTGTAATGGTATGCTCTTCGATCTTATCTGCCACCAGTGGTATCGTGAAACCTACCGTCCGTTTGTCGTGTACCCAGTCCACGATATAGATTTCATTCCCGCCAAAGTCCTTACAAATCGGCATCGACAGACTATCCCCGCTGCCGAACGCGGGGTCAAGCGCGGCTATAGTCTTACACGGTTCATCCGGCACGTTCCCGTCAAAAAACCGCAATTCTTCAATCGGAAACGTCAGACCTTCACGCACAAACGGCGCTTGCTGATACTTCGCCATCCATTCCGGCTTATCCAGTCTCTCACGATAATTTATGTAATACTGCGAACTGAACCCATTAAACTCATACTGAAAATTGCTTTCATCGTTTTCATTCAAGGCCGGTATCTTCCGAAACCGCGCACGCGGGTTATCCTTGTTTTCGTGTTCTTCCCTTACCAGCGGATCAAGCACGCTCCACAGTGTACCAACCAGCATTTTCTTTGCGCCGTCATTCATACGGTCAAGCATCTTATTCTGGTATTCCTGATAAGTGTTCTCCATACGTGATGCAGATAACGAGTGTTCACGATCTCTTACAAGGTCGTCCACGTACAGATAACCGTCACGGCTTATATCCACCGCACCAGTCCAGGTAGAATCAGTAGACCGGCACGTAAAAGTCGCAAACTCGTCCTTCTTCCCCAGGTTGATCGTCAGTTCTGCCGGATCAGACGATTTCTTCTCTACCACTTTTTTCATTTGTGGATTGGCGTACTGAAACAGTTCCGCAAATGTGTAGTCGTCTGCTTCCGTTAAGTTCTCAAGCCCACGGAAGAAACGCTTTACCAACTGCCCGCTATGGCCACCCATTGCACTATGCGACATTGGCTTCCGAAGACCTACCCAGGACAAAAAGAAAATGCACAGCGTACTCTTTCCAACTCGCGAAGGCATCGACAATCCGTAGGTATCTAACACATCGTCTTCCAAGTCCTGCATATCCGCTGCCGGCACACATAACGTCTTCCGTCTCGGCACGTAAAACCGCTTCTCATACGGCCGGTTCTTCTCCATATAGTACATATAGGACGTAAACAGAAACGGCGCTTCGATCTTAAACAGCTCATACCCCTTGTTTATCACGTTCACGGACTGCTGCTTTTCCTGACACCACTGCTCAAGCATCCAGAAATTGCCGTTCGTCTTCTCTTTTACCCACCGGTTCATTAAATCGTGACTAAACTTTGAGATTTTCTTGCCGTACTCGATATCCTTTTCTGTCACATACGCCACGTTCGCCGCCATTACGCACGCGTCAATCACCTTTTCGTCTGCTTCCGCGTGCGAAGCCGTCCACTTTTCGTAACTCTCAAATGCTCTTTTCAGTTCCGGACTTGCCATTAGTTGTCCTCCACAATAACCCTATCGCCATCTGCCAAAATCTCTACCGTGTCCGGTACATCCATTTCTCCGATCAAGTGGTACAGTTCCCGCCGCACAATCCCTATCTGACTATCTATATACCCCTTCAATCTCTCTTCACGATTACCACCGAACCACTTCTTCTTAAACCTGGCCAGCGTTTCTCGGTATTTCTCTTCCGAACTATCGCTACTCTGCCACCATTCCAAATCGTGAAGGACTTCAACCAAATCTTCTATCAGATCGTTCATTTCTGCGTCATACATACCTCCCTTGCACTCTTCTTCCAGACGATAGCAGATATAGTTATGACTTCCACCACTCATAACTCACCTCCTGACTTCTGACCATCCAATATCTCCTTTACTTCCGAAGGCGTGTATTTTATCGTCTCGCCTAACCCGAATTTCTTATCCTGCTGCCCGTATTGCACTAATACGTTAAAAATTCCCTCACTCGTCATATCCCGACAGTTCAAAAAATCGACAAATTTCTGATAGCACGAAGGACAAAATTCATACATCCCCCCAGGGATCGCTACACACTTGCCTTCCACCTCACACCGGTCACATTTATGTACGATCATCCACGATCTCCTTCTCAAATTCTGATTTAACTTTTTCAAAATTGACTAAATCGGTCAATTTCTCCATTACCGCTATACTCTCTTCATAAGCGTGCAAAATCACATCATCCGGTAAACATAACTCACACTCACCACAATTCCGGTCACATCCGGCGATATTCCGTTTCACACACTCATACTCATTCCGCAGCACGTCACTTGTTCTCATACCAGACCACCTTTTTGACCGTCACTTATTCCTGCTTGCGTAAAACGCCCAATTTGCCCCTTGTTTTACCCTTACCCTAACAACTCTACCCTAAAGACGTTTTCGTGCGAAATTGACCCCTTACACGCTTTGTAGAATAAGCGTGCAAGGGTAAAGATACTTCTCACTTCTTCCGTCCGTTCGCAAATCTCTCTCGAATGATCTTTTTTTCTTCTTCCGTCAGCTCCTTTTTGGCACGCTTCGCGTTCAGTCGGATATAGCTTACTGGTATGGTCGCTACGATACTGCCGTCTTTGTTTTCGTGACGGATCGTTACTTCGTCCGGATGCTCTGCAGCCAGCTTGCGTACCCTGGTGTTGTATCTGCCCTTCGGAAATGTCACCGTGGCCACTTTATCACCACGTAACCACTCGATCGCATTCTCGTTGCTTGTCTCAAAACTGTTTTCCCCGCTGACCTCGTTTGATACTTTTTCGAACTCGTTCATTGCTTCTCTCTCCTTTCGTGTTGTGACTGGTTGTTTGTTTGTCTTGAAATCGTTATTCTAGCAAGCGTATTTCACGCTAGGACGAACGAAAACCACTTGAGCCATACATTTATGCTTAAATTACTTTTCGCGCCTTAAAACGCCTTCTAGGACGCTTAAACGCCTTTTTGCGATTTTTTGATTTTTTACGTGGCCAGTTTCTCACTTCTGCCACAGATGGGATATGGGGTACTACCCCCTTCGCGGATCGTGGCTCGGAATGTCGGAATGGAATGTCGGAATGACTTCTTCCGTTCCACCCAGAATGCCGGTCGGGATACTCTCTTCCGCAGGGGGGTGGTGTTTATTCTAACCACCCCCCATGTGGTGGGGAGTATCCCCTCCTATTCCAGAATGGAATATATATATACCCTATTCCGTTCCGATTTTCCGATACTATTTGTTATATAGTTTTATAACGTGCATTATACGTTTTTTAGGGTCATTTTCGGGGTCAAAATCGGGTCAGTTTGGTATCTGTCTGATGTGGTAAAAACGAACGTAGGTTCGGTTGATTTTTTAAAATTTTGGTGGTCGAGGTGGTAACCGGCGGCCGGCGAGTTCGTCCGTTCTAACCCCTGCACCCACCTCTGACTGTCACGCCCTGGATGATCCGGAAAGCCACCGGACGCACCGCAGAACGCGCCGGAAGTTCCCAAAATCACACAAATGGTAACTTTTTGGGGCTAATCCTCCCCGTTTTCCGTCTCATTTGATCGAGTTTCTTCTAATTTATGCACATTTTCACCGAACACCGGCAGCGCAGCCGGCGCGGGAGCAGTCGCAGCGCTTACATGCTGTATTGTGACAGTCTCTTGTAAACCGGCCAACGCTTTACTTAAGAAGATATTTCCAACAGTGGCCGACCCGCCACCCGTCACCGCACCCACCAAGGACGCGCGCTGCATTTCTAGCGCTTTTTCCTTTAAGCCTACCTGCGCAGAGGTTAGCCCCCTATTCATGTAATCGTTGAAGTATTCGCGGGAGACGCCGGCAAACATCGGGAAATTATGCGTAAAAGCCACTTGTTTGAACTCGCAGCAAATTCTATCATACATATATAGAAGCGCCATGACCTTCTGTGGATCGTACTTGTTGCCGCCTTCCGTCCGGTTTCGTTCGTGATCCCGAAGCAGGCCGCGCGACTTGATCCCCGCGCCGATATGCATGCAGATCGCGCGCCATTCTAGGGGGTGAATTGCTTTTTTATCTGATATATTGTGATTATCGCAGTAATAGTCTATCGTGGCTACGATATCATCATATAGAGAACCTGGCAGCTCGTGCAGATCGTCTTCCGTGGTGTCGGATGGATCGCGGCCGCCTTCCAATACTTCCATATTATCCAAATCACGAAAAGAGAGTGCCATGCATTTTCCTCCAATAAAAAAGCCGCCCATCCGAACACGGACGGCGGCGCAGTGTGCAAGCCTAGATTGTACTATGTATTATATAAGGCGCTTATATAACCACCTTATATAAGGTTTACTGTATTATATCATTATGATGGTAATAGTGCAATATCTTACACTATTACAGATTAGAAGCCGCGGCGGGCTAGATCCTCTTCAATAAGTCTATTCATATACCCATTTACGGACGTTTCGCCCGCTGCCTTGATCCTGTTTTTTGTACCGGCTTTCATTGTGATCGTCTGGCGCTCATAATTATTCGTGATCCAGTCATTTTGTCTTTTTCGGCGTGCTTTTTCGCGTTCCAGGGCGGCAAGCGCTTTTTCTTTTGTCTCTTGATCCATATCATCACCCCACTTTTTATGGTATTCGTGCTAAATATTGCACTATGTATGCACTAATAATACTACATCATATTACTACACTATGCAAGCACTAATATTTATAGTGCAATATGCACTAATACGATATTGCACTAATATCATATTTTGTGTATATTTCCGATATTGCACTATAATCATTAGTGTAGTATTATTAGTGCAAGAACAAAGCACAGCACCTTAAAAAGTTACCAAAACGGAAGGGAGCAGACGCCAGGCAAGCCCGACAAGCGCCGCGCGTGGGGATGTCAGGAAGCCCCCGAACAGAACACCAGCAAAGAAGGGAGAAACAGCATGAAAAAGTTTCATTCTGAGATAGTAAACAAGAGCACTTTTCACGGTGCACTTATGGACGGTGACAACGTTGTCTATGTACTTTACGAGTACAAAGGGCACGTTTACCGGTGCCAGAGCCACAGACTCACAAGCGCGGACGACAGCGACCGCGAGCAGGTGGAAGCCAGCAAAGCATGGCGCGCTAGTTTCTGAAAAGCGCAAGCAGTATCTAACAGCAGACCAAAGAAGGGAGAACAAAGAAGATGAAAAAATACAATGTATATGTAAATGGTCAGTTTATCGGAACGACAGAGCTAACAGAAAAGGAAGTAAAAATATATAACACAATGGAAGGCGTGGCAATCGAGAGAGCCTAAACCACCACCCCGCCGCAGAGGATGACAAGCGGATCACTACCGCCGGCGGGATTGAACCAAAAACCAAACACCCATATAAGGAGGAAACCCACATGAAGAACTACAAGGAGATTTTAGCAGAGATCGAAGCAACCACCGCAGCAATCGAAGCCGCAGAAAATGAAGTTGTAAATCTGGTATGTAAGGAAGAGAAGGCCGAAGCCATCCGCGAAAATAACATTCTGCAGTATAAGAAGCTTGTGGAAATCTCAAAGCGCAACCAGGAGCAGAGCCGCGAAAAGTGCAATTCCATCTATATGATGAAGATTGAAAACAGGATCAGAACGGACAACATGAAAGCGGCCATTGTTGCGGAAGTTCTGCCGGTGATCCGTGAAGCATTCAAGAAGTACGAGGGCAAGCCGTACGGCGAAAAGACCCGCGCGAAGATATCCGAAGCGGTGAACAAGTCCGGTTTTTCGTTCTATCTTGACGGGTACAGCACGAAAGATACTCTTGTGGTTAGAGTGCTGAATGATAAGGGCTATTATGATTATAGAATGCCGGAAGTAAGAATCCACGCCAGTTATACAACGCCGATTGTAGACGCAGAAAACAAGATCAGATTTGCAAGTGCTGAAATCACAAGCAATCCGCGCTATGTGGAAGACGTGACCGGCCGCGCCGCTGAAATCGTAGCCGCTTACAAGGCATACAAGGAAGCGACCGAAGCAGCCAGCAAAGCGGAAAGCGCATTAAATGCAATGCTGCCGGACGGAATGCACCAGAACAATGTAAAAAGCGTATATGACACCTTGAGAGTATAAGAAAGGAGGGCAAGACAATGTTACACTTCAATTTTGAGATTGAAAAGGGATGGAATTTTACACCGGCGGGATTGATTCACATGTACTGTTATATGACCGGCTTGCAGGAGATCATGACAAAGTACGGTGACAAGCTTGTAAATTATGCCGGCAAATATTGGCATTATGACCACTTGAATCTTACAGCCGGAACGGACACAGACACCATAGATTTATATCTGTCTGAATTTACACTACCGGTTGTAGAGTTTTGACCGCCCCACCCCACCCCGCCGGAGAGAATCCGAGCCGCGCCCGATACCGGCGGCGGGGTATACCGTAAACCAGGCAAGCAAAGGAAGGAGAAAGAGCATGAAATATATCATAGTTGGAAAATTCAACACCGGCGAAAGATGGACGGAAACGGCCGACAACAAGAGAGAACTTGCGGCAGTGCTGGAGAAGATCGAAAGCAACCCTACATGCGGCGCGTATGAAGTACGCAAGGCCATGTATATTGTGGATGATTGGAGCGAGAACCGCGGAACGCATGAGCGCTATGCAACGAAAGCGGAAGCAATGCAGCACGCCACAGCCGCGGACGCACTCAAAGAAGGCGTGAAAAGCGGCGCATATATCACGAAAGGAGGAACGGCGGCATGACTTTTGAAGAATTGATGAAACGCGCAGAAGCAGTATTTTATGATGTATGGATTGAGGAAGGAACGCCGGAAGAATGCCAGTATTATAAAAACTACTTCCAGCAGTACCCGAACAAGGGCGATTATGAAACATTCTATAATAAGTGCTTGAAAAAGCATGCTCATACTCTTTTCACATCGTGGGATTATGAAGACGCGGCGCATTATAGCACGCCGGAAGAGTTATTGAAAGCGATAGAGAAGGAAGAAGCCGCAGAGCGTGAGTTATATGCATAGACCACCGCAGCCGCAGGAGCAGACCCACGGCGGGAGCAAAGCCCGCATGCGGCTTTTCTGAAAACAAGCCAACCAGGAAAGGAGATACAGATCATGACAACATTCCGACCGAAAGAAAACGCAAGACCGGAGTTTTTATTGATGATCATGGAAAGCTGGACTTATAACCGCATGACGGTTGATGAAAAAAGCGCTTGCCTTGACAAGATCATCACCGCAGAGATCAAAGGCCGCTATTTGCAGAGATGGGAACAGCTTTACACTGTTTTTTTCGCCTACCTTGATTCTATAGGCTATAGCGGCCAAAACTGGAGAGACGCGCAGGAAGCCCCCACAGAGACGGAAATCACAGAAGGCAAGGAAGACACCACCACCACCGAAACAGAGCCGCAGAGAGCCACAGAGAGACGCGGAAAGCGGGCAAATTATACCGGCGCAGCGCTGGAGACTTTCGAAGCGATCCACAGCGGCGCAAGCTACATCCCGAATCAGTTATACAAGAACGCCAACGGGCATTATTATTTCATAAATGCGCATGGCTATATGCACATTTACACAGCCAGGAAGGAACGCAGCGCAGACGGCACGACATATTATTGCATAGTGGATAATTTGTTGACGGAAGAAAACACCTTGAAAGAGACGCTTGTCACATACCACACCACCAGAGAAGCGGCACGCGCAGAGCTTGACGAAATGAAGGAAAAGGCAATCCGGACGGACGCAGAGACGGCCACCGCAGCCACCGCAGAAGGCGCACAGCCGGCCGCAGTGATCCCGATCGCAGACGACACCACCAGCGCCACGCAGGAAGCCAGCCAGAGCGCCACAGCGACCACGGGAAGAGACTGCACACAGAAGGCCGCACAGGAC